TAAATTTGAAGTAGGATTTTTAGTGTTGATACCAACCTTATTCTCTGAGGCATCCACAAAAAGAGTGTCGGTACTTACTGTAAGATCACCCGTGATGTTTGTATTCCCAGTGACAACTAAAATGTTAGACCCATATTCGTCCACATACAAATTGGATCCAATATCAAGTGTGTGAATAGGACTTGTATTTATAATTCCAACATTAGACTCTGTAAAAACTCGCCCGTACACGTGAACATCAAGTGTTTCAGATGTAATTGGTGTGATTGTGTTACTATGCGCACTACTATTTGTATACGCTATAGCAAGTTCACTCGTACCTTCACGGAATCCGATAGTGACATTCGAATCTGGGCGTGTCATGATGAGTCCTAAATCTAGTGTAGTATCACCACTTGTGTTATTTGCACCAAGTTCTATGATCGCATCTTTCACTACGAGATTTTCGGTGCTTATCGTTGTTAATCCACCATTTACTACGAGATTTCCATCAATACTCACATTACCTGAGACAACAAGTACATTAGAACCTACATCATCAACGTAAAGATTGGATCCCACATCTAATGTATGTGAAACCAATGTATTCGCTATACCCACATTACCAAAAGTTATAAAACTTGTATCTGTATTTATGAATTGTACGACATTTGAGGTAGTATTACCACGGTTTGTAGCAGTTTCAAAAGTTACACCACCGATGAGGGAGTTGGCACTTTCACCTGATTCTGACAATTCTCCGGTTATTCGATTATACATCATAAGTACGATGTTTGAATCATCTATATCGATTCTATACTTAACAGGTGCCATATAGATACTATCACTGTTTGGAGTGGTTAACAGTGTGTCACTGGCATTAAATACAATAGTATTTTCAGCCTGAGCATCCGAGTCAGGTACGTTCTTACCAAACCTAATCTTGGTAGACCGTTCTATTGTAGGTATGTTTTTAACCATTTAATATACGATGGCATTTTAATTTGCGTAAAGGAGACCAGCCATACCATTTTGTATACGAAGTATATTGTAGTTGACCGCATAAATTGGATCATTGATAGGCATACTTTCACTCATGATCTTCACAGAGTTTAATCGACTGAAGTTGAGAGTTCCGGTAGGTTGTAATGAACTTGTTGAAAGGCAGAAGCAATAAAGGAAGAAATCTGGGGAGGTTACAAAGTTTGTGTGATAATAGTTCATGACATCAATATAATGAGGTTTACCCCACTTATAGTTACTGACATCTATACCGTTGATGTTTAATTTAATCTTATTTGTTGGTGATGTAAGGGCGCCATTAGTCGTTGTATCGGAAGAAGCCAGATACTTCACTGGGTGATTGAATGTCAGATCCTGAATCATTTCACCCGATGCGATATTTTTTTGAACCTGTGTAATGAGAAGATCGTGTTTTCGTGAAGCAATATTACCACGTTCTTCATTGTCGAGGTAATAATAATTTGCATAACATTCGACGTTATAGTTTACTGCTGCGGAGCCCCAATAAATGCGAAGTTCAACATTATGATAATTAAGAGCTACTAAAGGAAGTGCACATTGAGCACCTTCACAAAAGAAGAATCGGAGAGGATAAAAGTAGGATCGTGCACTCACGCCTGGATGTGTACCGTTTGCACTCTTGGAAACATTTTGTGCAAATGTATCGATAGCAATTTTTTCGGTAAAGATCGCATCTTGACAGTCTACAACTGAACCACCTATGAGAAGCTCTACTTTATCGATAATGGTGTCCCATCGTTGGATATCGAGAGCTTGGGTTGTGTCATCAATTGTAAAATACACATAACCGAGAAGATCACCGGTTCGTTCAAATTGAACACTAGACATTGAATTGTTTTTCACTGCTCCATGGATTGTTTGCTTTTCGATGGACTGTGAAAAATTAGCATGTCTTTTGAAAGTTGAACTAAAGAAAGATATTTCAGGGTTACCCATGATGTATTTATCCTGGGCACCTATAGCGATCAATTGAACAATGCCAGCAGACATGGTATACTATAGTAAAGGGAGAAAATTACAGATTAGGTTTTCTACACACAAATCTTAATATTATAAAATTATTTTTCGGGGGACTAGATGGTACAATAGGTACACCATTTTGGTTTCTAATATTTATAGTAAATCGAGCAATGCTCCGGATAGGATTTACAAATTGTGTCACAATGGGATAATTATCTTTAAAATTGAATGATGTCGTACCGTCACCTACGATACTCGCAAACGAACTTCTTAGCATACTCATCGAACTTTGACCTTCATATACATTTGAAGCTCTATCATTAAAAACTGAATTGAGTTCATCGATGGAAATATAACAATGTTTCGTAGCCGTTGTCGTATTAATATTGGTGGCTACGAGTCTAGCCTGAACAACATTTTTTAGTGGATTTTGAAGATGACATGTGAATGTATTTGATCTGGCCTGTCCAATAGAATCGATAGTTATGGTATGATATTCGTATTCAAGGCTTGGAATATCTCCGGTTGAAGTAACCAAAGCCATTTATACTTTACTTAGATTAAAGTTCCACCAATTCCATCGTCGATCGCATACCCAGCGTGGTCAGAAACGAGCTTTTGAGCACCACAAATGCCACCTGGAGTCAAGCTCTTCGTGTAAGCACTCCCCTCACTGGTGTAACCGGGAGCACATTCAAGGCGGTTCTCAAGATCGAAAATAGATTCCTCACTCACTGTTGTGATAGTAATTGGTCTAGGTTGATACTTACTGGTGTTTTTCATCATACCAAGAACAGTAATGATCGCGATGAGTACAAAGATGGACATCAGGGCATTTCGGTTGCTACGGTTAAAGTTAAACATTTATAATGAACATATATTATTTTTTCAAACCGCGTTAAAGATAATTTAATAGTTTCCCTTTAGAGAGTAGATGGACAACGAAATTGTCTTGGATCGCGGAAACACTAATGTTATTAAACTAGATGCTGATGAACAGGCGTTGATGGATGAGATTGAAATATATACCAGTCAACCCAAACCCGTTCGACGACCAGTTCAATCACGTCCTGAGTCGCATACGCAACCACAACACCACGAAGCTATGGATGCTTTTGTAAATCCACACAAACAATCGACTCCTACTCAAGTACACGATGATGAAGAGATTGATTATGGAGAAGATGAACCAACATTTTTTGAAGACAATGACCACATGGGTCAAGAAGATCAGGATGATAAACCTTCCAAGGGTTATAACTCAGTTGATGAAGAAAAGTCTGATCTTATCAACAAATTAGGGCGTCTCGAAAAGAAGGGTTTTACTGTAAACAAAAGACTAACCGCGTACTCGAATGTAGAAGATCTTCGAATGGAAGTAAAACGTATTACCTACAGTATTGACGTGGAGCAATCTGTTCGCTTCTCTCGACGTATGTTGGTAGCTTGTGTGACTGGCTTAGAGTTCCTTAATAAGAGGTATAACCCCTTTGAGATCCAGCTCGAGGGCTGGTCCGAGTCTGTGATGGAGAATGTCGATGATTATGATGGTGTTTTTGAGGAACTTTACGTAAAGTATCGCTCTAAGGTGAACGTTGCCCCAGAAGTGAAGATGATCATGATGCTTGGTGGTTCGGCGATGATGTTCCACTTAACACACAGTATGTTTAAGAGTGCACTTCCCAATATGAATGATGTACTCAAACAGAATCCAGACCTCGTGAAAAATATGATGTCAGCGGTGCAGAGTACAGTTCGGGCTCCATCAGGATCAGCTGATGCGGCCCCGGTCGGGGGAACTGGTCAATATGAAATGCAGGGTCCAGGATTAGATATTTCGAGTCTCATGGGTAGTGTAATGATGCCCCCACCCCCAATGAACACAAAACCACAGGATGCACCACGGAGTGAAGAATTACAATTCGATGACGACATGTCCGATATTGTATCAATATCAGGTGAGTCTACAGGTGGTGAACTCAAGCAGGTAAATGTCGGCACTACCAAACCAAAGAAGACTCGTCGAAAGAAGAAAACAGAAATTAATCTCTAAGTAAAGTATAAATGATAGCGTATTGTCCGCTGGAGGAATTAGAACCTCCCGTGCAACGACAGGATTATGTCGCTGTCAAAAAGGTTGAAACCGAGTCTACGTCTATCACGGGTGTAGAGGAAACTGAATGTAATTATGTCGTCATGGCTTTCATTGTCGGCGTAGTGTTATTGGCCGTCTCTGATTCCATCAGGGCGTAAATGTGTAATTAAGTCTACCGTGGGGTATCATCTCCCTCATAGTAAACCTAATATGTGAATGTAATCAATTTTGTACCTGTAGTGTTATCAACCGTGGGGTTGTCACCATATATGGCGTCAAATGAACCATTTCGAGAACTTAAAAGCTCCACGAAAATGTCATATTTGTACTGTACACTCGCGGCGATGTGCGGATTTAATATAATACCTCGCTTACCTGCAGTTACTATAGGACTCCACGGGTAACTATTAGTTCCACCGAATATAGTTTTAGAACCTATCGCTATATCCAAAGTGGATAAACTCTCATCTTCTGTACCACCTTGTATCTCCAATACCATAGTACTTTGTTCGATTACGGTCGAGCTACTGGTTCTTCTCATCATAGCCACAACTTTAGCGTAAAATGCACCTGTACCAAAATACAATTGAATATCTTTTGCATCTAAAACTGTGCGAGTAAACGTATTTGAGTATTTTTTACACGAAACATGGTCAGAGTTTGTAATTATACCACCATTTACATGTAAAGATGTATTTGCTGCAGCACCACCCAAACCGATTGCAACCTGATCACCAAAATCGATAGAACCACCGACTGTGAGATCATTTTCTATGGTGAGGTTACTATGTACAAACGTTTCCGTCGAGTCTGGGTTTATGTAAACATTACCAGTTGAATCAGATAATATATTTGATGTTCCACCAGTTGTCTTAAACTCTATTATAGCATTACTCGAAGAATGCTCTATTCTATGGACCGCGTCATATACGTGTAATCCCGTTAGTGGGTTTGTGGTTCCAATACCGACGTTACTTGTGTGTGTAATACGAATACCATCTGCATCATTTCCGTTGCGAACCGACCCCAATATTAGTCCAGTTATATCATTATCTACGTCATGGTAACCTCTCATATACCCACCATCTTGATCATTTAAATAGAGAAGCATACCAGTTTTAGTAGTTCCGGAAGAAGCAGCATTACTCGTGAGTTTTAAGACATCTGAATCCGATGTACTAGAATTATGAACATGTACATTGGTCGATGGGGTTTCTGTACCTACACCAAGATGACCCTT